CCAACAGGAAAACATTTTATGCCAAACGGCACACTAATGGATGATAGTAATCAAGGAGATCATCTAGGCAAAACTACTTATAAATGGTGTAAAGTAGTTTCTGTTGCAGGCGACGGCACAACAATTAATGCAGATGGCATTGCTCCTATTACACTAACAGATGTTATACCGACTGGAGCAATACTAGAAGAAATTATTCCAAATTTTTCTAAAACATTAATTAATGATGTAAAAACACAAATAATTGATCAAGTATTTGAATACAAAGATTTTGCACTACGCTATGATCAATACGACAGACAATGGAAATTGGTGTTAGCAGAAGATATTAATACACTTAACAAATTTGCAACTGGTAAGGCTGGTGACATTACTGGAGAAAACTTAGATGCAAGTTGGATGTTGTATTTTAAAACTGACGGTGAAAAATATACTATCACATACCGCAATTTACGTTATGTAATGGAAAGTGCTGAAGAAATTAGATTCTTCTTTGATGCAGCTGATAAAATTTATGATCCTTCAACTGGGCAAATAGTAAGAGATAAAATTGACATTTTAAATATTAATAGAAAGCCAGGAGAATTAACTCCGTTTACTAGAGATTTTAATTGGACTATTACTGATGCATACAGAGATGCTGAAGGATATCTTGATAGTAGAAAAATACAAGTACAATTTATTGACCTCGATGATGACGGCGTTGTTGACGATCCCGATATGTTTGAGCAAATTGTTGGAGAAAATAATGTAGATATATCTACAGCAAATAAAATTATATTTCAAAAGAAGTATACTACAACTGATGGTGTAGAAGATTTTAAATATTTTGCAAAT